AACCAATTTTATTAAAGTTATAATTATTTTCAGCCCATTCACGACATGCTTGTGGGGAGATTGTGTCGATATTCTTAGCCGCCCAAACAAACTGTTCAAAGGTTCGGCAACGGAAGCCAGTAACTCCGTGTTGTACTGTCTCGGTAAATGCACCCCAATCGACTGTGATGACTGGTGTACCAGAAAGCATTGCTTCAATTGCTACGTAACCAAACGGTTCATTGTAAATTGTTGGGCAGAACAGACCTTTAGCGCCAGCCATAAGTTTCTTACGTTTCTCTACGTCAGCATAACCGACATATTCTACGTGTGCAGGCCATGTATCTCCAAGATTACAATCGTTCGGTCCATAGCTTGTGCCAGCCAAGACCAATTTCACACCAAGCTGTTCACACACTTGAGCCGCAATGTCAACACCCTTAGACCAGACCATGCGACCACACATCAAAAAATAATCTTCTTTCTTTTCGTTGTATTCAAACTCATTCAGGTCGAAACCAGATGGAATTGCAACGTCATAGAACTTATACTCTGCATTTGCTACTTTATCTGGACCTTGTAGACCATGCATCACCGCATATGATTCATATACTTTGTATGGTGCAAAGGAAGACGGATAGCCAATTGATGGCTCAACACAAAGCAAATCTGAGTGTGCATCACACACAGGCTTTTGTGCAATACCAAAAAAGCATAGAATGATATCGTGAGGTTGTTTGCGTTTCCCAATCTCTTTGATACAGTTTTCATTGAATGTTTTGAAAACTTCATCTTCTTGGTTGTATTTCAGGCCTTGGTTCTTCCAGTCATATATACCATAAACCTTCTCATTCAACGCACGTGTTGTGACGGTGACATGTTCATCACATATAACGTCCGAATCTTCACGTCCATAATGTATAACATGCATTCCCATGTCTTTATACATTTTGCAAAAGTTAATCACCTTTTGAGTAAACGCACAAACGGTATACTCTTTAGTCGATGCCGTGTGTGGAATCGACAACACATGTAGTCTAATCATTTTATTCCTAAATCATGTTCTGTTAATACTTTAAAGGTCCATCCACGGTCGAGACAAAACTCGGTTGCGGCTTTCCATTTCGCTTCATTAATACCCCAAGTAACCACTTCCTGGATGTATTGTTTGGTGACTTTCTTCTTTTTCTCTGGTGGTTTAGTCTGTTTTGCTGGTTTTACTTCAATAATCATCACTCGGATTGTATCATCTTTTTGCTTAACTTTCACGTAAAAATCAGGAAAATAACGGTGAACACGGTTATCTACCGGAGATTTGTATGGTATTGAGAACTCCTCTGAACCCCATTCAAGAATGGTATCAGTCATATCGAGCCAATTCATCACTCGGCATTCCCATGTAGAACGATAAATGATGTTTGATGAGTCTCCACGATACTTTTGTGGGTTTCTCGGTTTAAATTTGCCTGAGTATGCCATATAAATATGTATATTACCTTCCTAAAATAACAAAAACCATGCCAATATCTATCCCCACCTCAATAGCAGGTATTTCAGTACCGGGTACCATCAACGGACCTCTACAGTTACTGTATGGAAATAAATACGATTTTACGGGGTTAAAATATCCCCGCAATTTGGGAACAGATGCGACCCGAAGTCACGTGATTACGTTCACTAGCATGAAGCCAAGTGGAAAATACAAATCTGAATTGGCAACAAATATTACGAAAATAGGAACTGGTGTTTATCAGGGTGGAATAAAAAATGCACTCACAGGTAACTTTTCACAAGAAGTTCGTGATAATGCTAAAGCACTTATAAATGACATAACTGCGGCAGACGTTGAGAGAATTCCACATCAATCAATCGCACTATACATTCCCGATACAGTGAATGTCACATATGGTGCATCATACGATGATATTAGTCTCACTGAATCTTTAGGTAAAGCATATTTCTTGGCACAAGCAGGTACTTCCATGATAGACCTGTTCAAAGAGGGTGGAGATAAAACTTTCGAACAACTTGCAAACAAAGCAGGTTCGGATCCATTTCTAAGAAAAGCTGTTGCTGATGCTGTTGGTAGTAAATTAGGTATGAATAATCTTGGAGACCTTGCTCTTAGGGGTATAGGTCAAGCTATGAACCCACAACTTCAAGTATTATTCAGAGGTGTTGGTTTCAGAACATTTCAATTTGACTTTGTTTTCACACCATACAGTAAAGAAGAAACCGAAAGTGTGAGAGAAATTATCAAAGCGTTTAAATATGCTTCTGCACCAAAAATTAATTCTACTGCTTATTTTTCTCAGGGACTTTTCATGGAAGTTCCTTATCCGTTCAATATACAATTTCTCTATAAGGGTAAAGAAAATCCTTATGTGCATAAAATTGGGCAGTCTGTTCTCGAAAACGTAAGTGTTGATTATGGTCCAAATGGTTGGGCAACATTTAATGATGGCTCACCAGTGCAAATAAAAATGACACTACAATTCAAAGAAACAGTTATTGTTGATAAAAACAGAATCGATTCGGGATACTAATGTACTATTTCAAAACATTACCTAAAATAATTACGCCAGACCAAAATGGTTATCCTATATTGATGACCAATCTTTTGGCACGTGCATCAATCGTTCAAGAATTGTTGAACAATCCGATGCAATTTTATGAATATGCAATTCAAGAAGGTGATACACCAGAAATCGTGGCCGAAAAATATTATGGTGATCCGTTCAAATATTGGATTGTTTTATTTTCGAATCAAATTTTGGATCCTGTTTGGGAATGGCCAATGTCATACAATTCGCTCATGCAATATATCGATTCAAAGTATGCAACAGAAGCGGAAGATGCCGGCAAAACACCATATGAATATGTGAACACAACAGTTTATGAATATAAAAAAATAATAACAACAACTGATGTTTATACTGGAACAGAAACTGTAAAAGAAGTTTCGATAACGGAAGATGATTACAATACATTGATTGAATCTTCATATACTTATGATATACCAGATCCTCCAGTTGCAAACGGAACAAAATGCATAGTTTCAATCACAAAAAGTATAGTAACATTATACAATTATGAAGATGAATTAAATGAATCCAGAAGACAAATTAAGTTATTGAACAGCAATTATGCCGGTGATATAGAACAACAACTTAGAGCATTGATGAAGGTTGCATAATGTTAGAAAAAACTGAAGTTGCTGGTGACGATGCAATCTTTTTACCAAAAGACACACCAACCGTACAGATAGACGGTCTTATTACGGCTGATGATTACAGTCTAGATGAAGCATACGTTATCACATCGAAAGATAAAACAAATGTGAAAGCGATGATGGTTGAACTATCATATTATGAAGACATTTTTAAAGGTGTGACAAGTGGTAGTATTTTACTGAATGACTCTATAAGTTTAATAGACAGACTTGGAATGACAGGTTTCGATTACCTTAAATTAAAATTCAAAAAAACTACAAGAGCATCAGAAGAATCTACAACAGAAAAGTATTTTAGAATTTATCGTGTTTCGGAAAGAATTCTGAATAACAACGCATCGGAAACTTATACATTACATTTTTGCTCAGAAGAATTGTTGCTTTCTGAGCAAACAAAAATTAGCAAGTCTTATTCGAGCAAAAAAATATCAGAAATTATATACGATATATTATCTGATAAACTCAAAATTGATGATAGTTACATTAGAATGCAAGAGACAGAAGGTCTTTATGATTTCGTAATACCATACAAAAAACCTTTCGAAGCAATTAACTGGCTTACAAATTATGCGATACCCATCGACAAAGAGGGTGCAGACTTTTTGTTTTATGAAAATTCAGAAGGTTTTAACTTCTATTCCCTGCAAAATTTATTTTCACAAAACATTTATTCAACTTATGCTTACATACCAAGAAGTATTGGTTCTACTGAAGGTTCAGCAATAGAAGTTAAAAGTAAAGAACTTGGTAGAAACCTTGTTGGTATCAAATCATATGTTTTTTTAGATACGTTTGACACGTTATATGGAACTGTGACTGGTGCATTTGCAAATAGATTAATTTCTATAGATCCACTAACAAGAACATTTAGAGATACAAAATTCGACTATTCAACTTACTTTCAAAATGCTAAAAATTTAAATGATTATTCTTTAATACCTGAGATAAAAAATAGACTAGGTAAAAAACCAAATGAAAGTTATGATGCTGTTTTTAAAGTTATGGTGTCGAACCCCGAACAGAAAAAGGCAATAGGAATAAGCGAACAACCTTGGGATGTAGCAAATGATATTAGGGCTGAAACTTATGTGCCTAATAGAACCGCACAACTTTCACTTTCACATTACTCCAGAATTAAACTCGCAGTATCGGGTGATCCAAACTTGACAGTTGGTATGTTATTAGAAATTTTTCTTCCCTCAAGTAGAAGTCAAGATGGCTCTGGTCTAGACTCAGGTGAAGAAGACCCATATAATTCAGGTAAATATATGATTACTGCTGTACGTCATATTATTGATTTTAATAACAAATATGAAACAATTTTAGAAGTAGTCAAAGATAGTTATGGTTCATCTATTGATACTTATGATAATTCTGGCGACTTAGAAAAAGCTATAAAGGGTGATGTATAATGTCAGATTTTAAAAATAGACTCGGACACGACAATTTTGTTTGGTGGATCGGTGTTGTCGAAAACAATGTGGATCCATTAAATCTTGGTCGTTGTAAAGTTAGGATTTTCGGTTCACACACCGACAACCTTCAAGAAATTCCAACCTCAGACTTACCTTGGGCTACACCATTATATCCAGTTAATGATTCGAGAACATTTTCCACACCAATGGAAGGTGATTATGTTTTTGGTTTCTTTATGGATGGTCTATCATCACAAGCGCCAGCGATGCTGGGTGTATTTCCTTCCATACCACAACAAGACGTTGATGCTGTTGCAGGAAAGGGCTTTTACGCAAAAGCCAAATTTACAAATTCAGACATAAAAGAAAAAGATGCAGTAAAACCCGTTGTTTACACCGATACACCTGCAATGAAACCTGTACGTGTTGGTTCACCAACAACTCCAGCCACAGCTTATACATATAAAGGTACGGGTATTGAAAAATCGGATAATACAAGAGCACACGTTTGTGATATACCAAACGTCATACGATTTCAAACGGCAGTAGACGCATTAAAAAATGCAACCATTTTCCAAGTGATACGGAAAGCTATTGAGGCTGCCACTTCTGCGGCCGCAACATCACCAATAACTACACAAATTGTCGGTGCAATTAAGGTTATAAGACAATATCTTAAAGAAGTACAAAAGTTTTTGGATTTTATTAACAATGTGATATTGGAGATTGCTAGATTCCTTGCGTATGTACAAAAAATGATTGCATGGATTTTAAGTTTACCTGCAAGATTATTAGCATTATTTAAACAATGTCTGGCTGAATTGTTAAGTGCTGTTACCAAAGCAC